TATTGCAGTACCTAGCCGAGTTTAATGCCTCCGCTATTGGCAACTTTCCAATTTCTATTGGCAAGTTTTGCCAATGAAAACTTTTAAAGTCAAAAAAAATGCCCCGATTATGGGGCGTTTATAAGTGGTTTTTCTTACTGTTGCTTGCGGCGTTCGGTGCGTCCCTGCTCAATCAGTCGGCGCGCCTCTGCTTTGTCGTGCGGGTGTTCTTGTTCGATCATGGCGCGAAGTGTGGCGGCTTGAATCTTTCCGGCTTCGTATTTGAATCCGGCGTTGATGTATTGGGCTTCGGTGTTGGTCATGGCTTTACCTTTTCGTAGTTTGTCCCGTTCCATCGTTCTAGGCGGTCGGGGGTGGCGGTGTCGTGCCTCATGCTTCGCTGTGCTTCGCTGAGCGCGTCCGCATTATCGCGCGCGCCGATCATGATAAAACCATATCGACCTAAATAGCGATAACTTTTTAAACCCTTGGCGGCGAGTGGTTTGTTTTCTGTGCGTGTCATTTGTTGCCCCTAGCTGGTGCGGGTTCTGGGTGCATCAGCAACCCTTTTAAATAAGCCACGCTCTTGCCCGTGATGTTCTCAAGCTGGCGCAGTGTCAAATCTGGGTGTGAATCATAAAATTCTATGATCTCGGCGGGTGTGCTGTTGTGGTCAATCATGTTTGTTTGTTCCTGTTGTTGGGTAAAGCACCCACAAAAACCCGCGCGGGGCGGGTTTTAATTGGTGTTTTATATTGCTTTGATGGTAAAAACTTTGCGCGCTATTGCGTCAGTTTGTTTGGCGCGTGTGCCATGGGCACGAAACCCGATAATTGCTCGGCGGTCTGCTTTTTGGCATAGTTCGCAGATAGCGCAGGTCATATAAGGGCGGGTTTGTGCGGGGCAAATAAGCACGGGGCGACCTTCTGGCGTGGTGGTGTGGTTTGGCGTGTCACTGGGGACAATCGCGGCGACTGGCAACCCGTGGGCGGCTAATTGGTCGGCGTGGCTGAGGCTGTCGGCGCTTAAATTGACTGTAAAGCCCCATGCGGTCGCGTGTTTGCTCCACTTAATCGCATCGGGGCTGTGTTTGTGCGTGTAAGTAAATCCGCGTCTGCCTTGGTTTGCTTTGACCAATTGCCCTAATGCGTAGGCGTCCACGGTTTCACCGATTCCGGCTAGGTCTCCAGCTACATTGTGCCGCCACAATTGACCATCAGGTAGCGCGGCGATTTGTTCGCATAGGTCGGGCAAGTTGATGCCGCGCGCGCTTACTTTTTGCCAATTGAGGCGGGTGTAAAAGTCTTCCGCGTAGCAGTCGGCGCGGTAGTGTGCGCAACTAGGCGGGCAGGTTTCGCGCTGGCTGTAAGTGGTCGGGATTGCGCCGGTTTTGCGGTTTGCACTGGCTTTAATAAAGTGGTACTTCATTGGGTTTGCTCCTCTTCTCGTTCGGTGACGTCATAACCAAGCCTTGTAATGATCGGTATCATGCGGGGGCTGAATGTTTTTGTGCCTGCGAGTTGGGCGAGTAGTTTGGCGTTAGGGCATGCGGGATAAATTACGGGCATTCCGTAAACCCTGCGATATGTTACGAAAATTTCAATTTGTTTCATTGGGTACTGCCTTATAAACTGCTTGTGTGAATTCTTCTCCGTGGACAATTTCGCCACCTTCGGGGATTTCTTCCGAAAAAATCTCCATGGCTAGGGTTTCGGCGGTTTCTTCGTTGGGGGCCTGCACCTGTACGGTGTAAACGGTGTGCTCTATGCGGCAAATCTCTACGTTGTAAGTCGTCATTTTTTAAGCCTTTCGCGCGGTCAGTCGAACTGTGAAAGTCGGGGCGGTTTGTGTGGTGTGAGCGGCGATCAGTTCATCGGTTGCCCCAAGTTCACGGGCGATTGTTTGCCAGTCGATCATCGTTCGGCTTGTGCTGGTGATGGTGGCTCGGTGTAGCGTCCCGTTGGCGGCTGACACTTCGGCGGCAATCAGTGATGCCTTAAGGTTATCTTCTGCCCCTTTGAGTTCTGACAATTGGGCTTTGACTTGTGCCAGTTCGTCAACGATTGCGGCTAAGTCTTGAAAATCGAATAATTCCATGATGGTTTGCTCCTCTGGTTTATAAAGTGTTTGATGCGTGGACAATGTGTAAGCGTCCCAAGCGTTGGGCGGCGTTGATTAGTGCGGCTGGCGTTACTCGTGGCGAGTAGTGCTCATAAGTGCGAATGATTGAATAATTGCGGGCTTCGTTGTTGCTTCGGGTGGTGACAATCCAACCTTTGGCGTGTGCGGCGTCAATATATCGCTGAGCGTCTAAATCTTCCTCAAGATATACATAGTCTCCACGCTCATAGCTGAATCGTGTTATCTGGTGCGCTATGTCTAAGGCGTCAAGGTCTGAGCGGTTAACTTTTAGCCATCCGTGGGCGGGGTCGGTGTAGTAAGTGAGTTTTCTGGTTGTCATGGTGTTTGCTCCTGTTATTTGTTTAAGTGTTTTTTAATGGTTGGCTCAAGTTCGGCACGCAAGGTGTGGTAATTTGCATCCGTCAGCGCATCCAGAAAAAGCGAAGCGATACGGTCACCTTCCCAGTGCATAGCTTGTGCGATTCCTTCGGGTGTGTAGATTACTTGCGTCACTGCGTCTGTGTACCCTTTTTTGTAGGCGTCTCTGATTTGGTCTTGAGTGCTCATGGTTCGATTCTCCTTGTTTAAATTTTCACGGTTTGAATGATGGTCTGGGCGGCATAGTCGAAAATGTCAACGGCTACATATTCGGTTTGTTCGTCATTGGTTCTTAGAATCAAGTCATAGTCTTTTCCATCAATGATGACTTGTCGGTGAATGTCTTCTAACATGGTCGAGTCCTTAAATGTGTCGGGCTTTGGCTTCGAATCGGGCGAGTTGGTCGGCGATTTCTTCGGGGTCGCCTTCATGGATTGCGGCAATAAGTGCCTGAGCGTTAGCGAATACAGTTTTACACCCTGCCTTATATGCGGCTTGCGTGGCGTTCAAATAATGGGCGGCTTCTTCTTGTTCGTCTGGGATTAGTTCGGGTTCTTCGTCTTCGTCTACTTCGACTCGGATTAGTCGGGAGTTGTCGAAAATCTCGATCACTTCGTACTCAATGCCAGATTTGTCAAGGGCTTTGTATAGTTGTTCGGGTGTCATTGGTTTGTGTCCTTCATGCAGTCAAAAAAGAAAATGGCGGCTGTTGTGGCAAATACTGTGAGGGTGATTGATTCCACGGCGGTGAAGTCGCCGACAAAGTAGCCGAAGGCGGTCAGTGGGAATATGGCAAGTGCGCAGATAAAAGCGATTGTGTGTAGGTCTTTCATTGTGTGGTCTTTCGTTGGTTAAAAGTTGCGCCAATTAAAAGATACAGCGCCAATAGTTGATGAGAATTTGAATGAATCAATATGTTTAGCTCCTTCGCGGTACAGTTGACGGGCTTCTTTGAGTGCTTCTTTTTTGGTGTAAAAATGAATAGTCCTTCGGCTACCTGTTAGGGCTGACGTATAAGATACGGCATAAGCGGGGGTTTTTGTCTGCATGGTGTATGCTCCTTGTTTGATTGCGTGGGAGTGATACTAGCATGGTTTATTGCACTTTGTTGCACCTAATTGCAAATAGTTGATATTGAATTGTCATAATGCTAGTGTTTTTTATGTTGGTTTTGATCTTAAGGAGTGATTTTCCGGTTTTGTTCTGGTATCCTTAAGCCATTGGAGCGGGTAAGCGCCCGCATTGAAACCTAATCGGCGGCAAATAAAGCGAAGCGAAACAGTAATGAAACGACCAACACGCAAGGAATTGATACAAGCGCTAGATACAGTGCCAATAGATAGCGTCTTAGGGATAAAGGGAGAGTTAACACATAAGCAGAAGACATTCGCCCGTTTGGTGGCAAGTGGTGAAACAGGCGCAGAGAGTTACCGCAAAGCATATAAGAGTAAAGGTAAGCCGAAGACTGTAGGCAATGAAGCGGTCAACCTAAAAAAACACCCTGCCATATCTAGGGAAATTGAGGCTTACAAGCTCGCAATGGAGGCAAGCGCATATCAAACCCCTGCACACTTGCGGGCTCTAGTCATTCAAACGCTAGTCCAAACCTTGATCGATGAGGATACAAAGCACGCTGTGAAGGTGCAAGCGGCTAAAGTCTTGGGCAGTGTCACGGAAGTGAGCGCGTTCACCGAGCAAAAGGTTGTTCGTGTCATCAAATCCAGTGATGACGCCAAAGCGGCACTCATGGCTAGATTAAAAGAGGTGTTGAATGCTGATGCTGTGGACGTTGAAACCAAAGACGGCGACAGCTTAGCGCTTGAACTAAACCCCGATTCAATGGCAAGTCTTGCCAATGAAACCAGCTCCCTAGATTCTATGAATGTGGTGCACGATACAGCGAGTGCATCAAGTAGCGATTTTGGAGGCTCTGATATGGAGTACATTAGTTCTAATGATGGTGACCTTGAGACCATCCCCCTTAATGATTTACCGCAGGACGCAAGCGCGACCCCCATACCCCCTTTTGGCGTTAGGAGTCCCGTCGCTACCATGCATAATAATGTGCCCACTCAGTCAGTAAAAAAAATCAAAAAAGAAAAATCACCCCATCCCCCCATTGATTCTGCCGATGAGTTAGAGAATGAGCTTTTAGGAAAAGGCCCCCTTGGTGATTCTGGTAAAAATGGGTAGGGGGGTATATTTTGGAAAAAGTTTCATTGGCAAGACTTGCCATTAACAGGAAGATGTCGCCGAGAGTGAGGACGACATTTGAAGAGTGTTTGGAGAGAGTTGTGAGCCCGGCGCAAAGAGAAGTGTTTATTATTGTTGATGAGTGGTGGAAGAAGTATGGGTTTAGCCCTACGCTTAGGGATATTGCTTACGTAAGGGGGAAGTCGGGATTAGGGAATACGAAAGAGATTGTTGATAGATTAGTGGCGCTTGGGGTGCTAAAGAGATTGGAAGGGCGTCGGTCGATAAGGCCGGTGTATGTAAATTTCAGGACAATCGAATGAACAAACTTTGGTTAGACAGGACATTATTGGTTGGGCCAAATTTAGCTTTGGTCACGTCCGAGGCTGAAATAAAAAAATTGGCGAAAGAGTTCGACGTCTTCCCGCCTGAAGTTTGGTTGCCTGACCATTGGGATGCTTGTACTCATACATGGAGAGTTGCAAGCCAGTTGATTTGCATTGTGTGTATAAATATGAAGCGCGCGAGTAAGATGGCGCCGACCCATGTAGCCGCACTTCTTGTACATGAAGCTACCCACGTATGGCAAGAAACTAAAGAAAAGATTGGCGGTGGTATTGGACATGAGAGTGAAGCATATGCAATGCAAAACATTTGTAGAGAACTTTTTGATGCTTACGCAAGAAAAATCCAAAAATGAGTAAACTAAACATTTCTC